ACTTGGCGACACGCTTTGTGAACAGAGACAAGAGGTTTAGAAAAAGCCTAAAAATCGGGAAATAGGCTGAAAAATCCAGAAAATCAACGAGTTAGGGAATCGAAGTCGTTGTAAATGGCTATCAGAGAGGTTTAGTGAAAAATGACTAAAAACTAGCCTGTGGACAGAGGTTTAGTGCTTTTTCAGGGTCGGTTAAGACGGCTTGCAGGTGTGCTGCATGGTCGCTGAAATCTCTTTGGCGATGTCGGGATATTGGCGGCAAACTAAGGCCCAGGAATATTCGTTGAGGCGGCCGGGTGCTTTGGATTGCCAGCCGGTGGGCTCGGGAAATTGTGTTGTTTTTGGGTCGGGCGCTGGTGGGTTTTGGTTGCACCATTGGGCGGCGATCTCGGTTTGCTCGATGTAGGATCGCATGAGCGTGATTGGTGTGGCTTTGCGGCGACTTAGCAATTTATGGAATCCTTTTGGGTCTGCCTGCTTGTAGAATCTTTTTAATTGTTGGAGATCGTCGGGGTTTGTGAGCTTGGCGATGTCGCGAAAAGCTCTGTGCTCTTTGGCGTCTCTTTGGGGCTTATTAAGGCGGGTCTGAAATAGTAGGACGATTGCTTCGTGGTGGGGGTGGAGGGCTCCGCGTGGTTTGGTGGGGGTGGCCTCTTTGAGTAGGCTGGAAATAACAGCGGCGGCTCTCTTGGCTAGAGGGCCGCCGTTCTTTTTTAGGAGATTAAGGACTTCTTGGGCTTCGGTCATAGTCCGGAGGCGTAGGCGCTTTTTACGGGGTCTTTGAATGGATCGTGGCCGAATCGGTGCTCGTTTAGGATGGCTATATAACGGGCGATCATGGTCTGGCCTTGGGTTTTTAGGGTGATGGCTTTGTCGATTTCTTCGGCGGTGGCTTGGCGGGTGAGTTTGTAGCCGGGGCTGCCTGGGTAGCTGAGGATTTTGGGTGTGGCGCTGGCTATGCTGCGGATCTTTCGGTCGGGGTGGCCGGTGGCTTGGGAGAGCTGGGCGGCGGTGAGCCAGCCTCGTTTGTCCAGGATTTGAATAAGGCGAGCCACTTCGGGATCGTCTTTGGCGGTCTGGAATAGTGAGAGCTGGTCGTCCATGGCTATACGAGTGGGGTGCCCTTTTTGCGAGCTGCTGCTGAGCGGGATGCTATTGTGTATCTTAGGCGTGTGAGTTGAAACGCGGTGAGGTCGCGCCAGGGACGCTGGCTGTGGCGGTCGTTGCAGACTGCTTGGATATACTGATCGGGCGCTAGTTGGCTGATGGCGTGGATGAGCTGTTTTTGTCGCTCGTCGTAGGAGCGCCGGGCTTGCTGGTTTTTGTCGAGTTGGTGGGGCTCGATGTCGCCTCTGATCCAGTCGGCGATCTGGTCGATTATTAGGCAATATTCTTTCGCGGTGAATTGGCTGGATGATTTTTTGTAGCCGAGAATCCACTCGGTAAGCTGATGCCGGGAATCGCTTGTTTTTGGCAAATCGAATTGGCGGCATAGCTCGCCGAAGATGGCGTGGTATCGGCCACGGAGGGAGGTTGCTGTTTTGGCGTTCATTGGTTGGTTGAATTTTTAGAACAAGGCTCTATTCGCAACTGCGGTCCTTGTGCGAAAGCTCCACGTTCGCCTCAGATAAAAGAACATCGGCGTGGCAGGGTTGATCGAGAGCGCAAAAGCACGCTAGGTTTTTACCCGCGAGCGCAGTAATCACATCCTTAACGGTAAAATCTAACCGACCAATCAACAGATTCACGCGGAAACACGCTACGGCCTCAGCACGATTCTGCACTACGGACGGGTTCATGTCTGAAATTCGCTCGCCCACCTTAAACGGGTTTCCCCATTTACCAGGACGACATACGCTCACGGTGTTAGGCGGCATTTTCCAGCCTTTAGTCCGCTTACGTTGCACCCGTCGGGGCGAACCAGTCGGACTAGCCAATTCATTACGCTCATTCTTCGCTTCATTCATTGCTATCCTTGTGTTCTCGAAATAAAAATGAGTCTCGCCATTATTACACCAGTCATTCCAAGCGCCCTCGATCTCCTCGGTGTCATCACAGCCGCAACCGGGGCATACGTGTCGAGAGCCAGTCGAGCGGATCAATTCCGAAGCCGCTGGTGAATTTGTGGCATCAGGTGCCGATTGTTGATTTTGATTATCCATAATTTTATCTCCGATCCTATTCGGAATTATCCCTCTCTACGTTCTATAGTTCGGTTGGGTCTAGGCTGATTTGGGTGTATTGGCCGGAGTCGTTGCGGACGTAGAAACGGACGTAGGTCTTGGTGCTGCTGACGGTGATGGCGTCGCTGATCGCTTCCATTGCTTTGAGCCATTTTGGATCGTCGATTTTGATGGTGCGTAGGCCGAGAATTTTGTGGGTGGCGAGGTTGCCTTTTTTGTCTGCCTCGAATGCGGAGTGGATTAGTGTTTGGATCTCGGAGCGGGCGTCTTTGGTCCAGTCTTTGAGGCATTCATCGATGAGTGATTTTGCTGCCTGTAGGCGCTCGTCGAATGTGATGCGGTCGGCGATGCTACGGACTAATTGGTAGTGTCCGTCGAAGCTGGTAAGGGTGATGTTACCCTTCTTACCTCCGAGTCTTGCGCCGTATCTTTCGGCGCTGAGTTCGGCGAATGCTTGGATACTTTCGAGAGCCTCTTTTTTGAAGGCGGCGACTTGTGCGCCGATGGATTGGGCCTTGTCGAGTAACTCGTTGACGATCTCGTCGCGGGCAAGATCGATCTCTTTGATTTGATCGACGGGAATTAGGTGCCCTTGGGCGTTGTAGCGGAAGCCTGCGGGGGCGGTGGGTTGTTCGGTGGTGTTCATGGTTTTTGTCTGATTATTGGTTGGGATTATCCTTCGAGTTTGGCGAGGAGGTCGCGGGAGCGGATGACTTGGTCCCAGGTCATCTCGATCTCTTGTTTGTGGGTGCGGCCGGCGGTCATGCGTAGGAGCATGAGCCAGACGCCGAGGGCTTGCTCGGTGACGACTGTTTTTTGCAGTTCGGCGGCTTCGCCTTCGGGCTTGTCGAGGCCGTAGGCGGCGGCGAATGTTTGGAGGTCGGCTGCGGTGGGTGTGTTGGGGAGTTGGAGGGCGACTAGCTTGCGGCGGCTTAGTTGCTCTAGGACTCCGGAGTGTTGGCCGTGGTGGATCTCGTCGCGGAAGACATTTGTGGCGGCGATGACTAGGCCGCATTTACGCTCGTCGTGGATCTCGCGGAGATACTCGTAGACCTCGGTTGAGTAGGTGCGGCCGTTGCGGCTTTGGCGCATGGTCTGGTGGGCCTCGTCGATGATGAGGATCATGCGGTCGTCGAATGATTCTTTGATGCGCATTTTTAGGTCGGCGGTGTTGAGGCGGTTTGAGATGCGTAGCTCTTTTGCCAGGGCGCGGAGGAAGTCGCCCATTTTGCCTCCGGCGGGCATACGGATCATGATCGTGGAGCCGTGATTGTGGGTGCGCTGATACTCTTCGAGGGCGGTGGTTTTGCCTATTTGGGAATCGCCAAATATGAATGCGATGCGCTGGTAGACGAGGCAATTGTCGCAGACCGTCCAGATGCGTTTAGTGAGGGCGGTCTCGATATAGGAGAGTGCATTGGTCCCGGCGCGGGAGGCTACGGATTTACGCAGTTTTTCGATCTCGGTGACGATGGACTCTTTGCCTGCGCCGTGGCGGCCGGTGAATACCTGGTAAAGAGTATTTTCGGCTTTGTGGATTTGTTTGGCGGCGTCGGCTACGGTCCAGCCCTGATCGAGGGCGTGGGAGTGGAGCCAGCGGATGGCGCTGCGCTGTTTGTCGGGCAGTTCGGCGGTGGCCTTGTTGACGGCGTCTCCGGGGATGGAGAGGCTTGGTTGATTTGGTTGTTGGTGTGTCATGTTTGTTTGTTTTTTTGCGTTGATTTTAGGCGGGTTGCCGTGGGTTAAAATGGTGATTCTTCGGGGTCGGCGTCTTGGGGTGCGGGGGCGTCCGCGAGCGGACACGCCACGAAATATTCGTCGGCTTCTTCGTCGCTGATTTTATTGAGGCGGGTGCGGTCGGACTGGGCTTTCTTTTTGGTGGCCTGGGCTTGTTCGCGGGCTTGTTGGATCTGGGTGGCTAGGGGTGATGGTGGAGACCTGAGAGCTGAGGATTGAGGGCTGAGGGCGGCTTCGTTTTGCTCGCGCTGGGTGGCCATGCGGGTTTCTTTGGCTCCTAGGAAGCTGGCTAGGTGATCGAGCTCGGCGTCCATCTCGCGGCGAACGGCTCCGGCTGCTTTGCCGATTTCGTGGTCGTCGGTGATGTCGATGCGGCCTTCGCGCTGGAGGGTGGCGAGGTGTGCGCCTGTTTTGATATCGGCTATGATGCAGTGGGAATAGTCGTCGGGGATGTAGGCGAGGACGGCTTCTTTTTGGCCTTCGTAGGCGTCGAGGGTGTGGAGGTCTGCGGCTTTGAATGTGAGGGAGTCTTTGCCGAGGCGGCTGTCGCTGATGGTGATGCGCCCGCCTCTGACTGTTGCGGGGCGGTGCTCCATATAGAGAGCGGCGAGAGTGGCTTCGGGGACGCGCTGAAAGGGTTGTGCATTGGCTCTTAAGAGCTTTTTCAGGCGCTCTGCGGGGGCTTCCATGCGTGGGGTGAGTTGAGTTGCGAGGCGCTCTTCGGCGGGGAGTTGGTCGAGGGCGGATTCGGGGAGCCAGATGCCTTTGGACTTCTGCCACTCGTAAACTTGGTCGAAGCCTTGGAGCTTGTGCTTGATGCGCCAATTTAACTGGTCGACGGTCTGGCCGATGATGGCGTTGACTTCGTCGAGGCTGTAGATCGGGAAATTGAGTTGTTGCGCTAGGGGGTGGTCGGGCGTGAGGGGGCCGTCGATTAGTTTCTCGGCGCGTTTGATGAGCTGCTCGCAGTATTTTAGGCGGGCTTTGTGATCGCCTCGGCTCATATCGTAGCGGCGACCGGTTGTGCCTGGCAGGTGGTTTGTTGAGGTGTGGAGGAGTCTGAAAAATGACTCGATCCAGCCTTTGAGGCCGGGGCGGCCCCATTCTTCTTGGAAGCCTGACTTAAGGAGCTGGCCTCGGCCTGTGCCGGTGTAGTCGATTTCTAGGCGGTCTTTGAGGAGGTCGAGGAATGCGATTTCGTCGGGCTTGTTGAGTTTGGCTGTCGCGCCTTCGCAGAGGAGTGTGCTGAGGTATGGCGGGAGGCCGTAATCTTGCATGACGCAGAGGAGTAGATGACGGACATCGTTGCCGTTGATCGACATTTGGGTGCCTTTCTCGCGGCCTGCTTCGGTATCGGCGGCGCGGGTGGCTTTGCCTTTGAGGCCGTAGCTGAGGATGTAGCCGGTGGCGACGTCGATGGCCATAATGCCGTCGACATAGACGATCTGCCAGCGGCCATCGACGAACATTCGGCATTGGAGGTCGAGGCGGACGTCGTCAATCGTCCAGAGTTCGAGGGGGCGGAGATTCGATCGGTCGCGGAGGAGTTGGGCTGCCCATGTGACATAGAGGCGGTTGGCTTGACCCTGGGCGGCTCGTAGTTGGGATTTGCGCGGGAGGGCGGCTTTGACTTTGCGCCAGAGGTTGCGGCTGCTCCACCCGTCTGGTAGATCGGCGTCGCGGATAAATTGCCCTCGGGGGCGTGGTAGGTTTTGGGCGGCATACCACTCGTCGGCGGTGCCGTAGCCGGGGATGGTTTTTCCCGCGAGCCAGTCGGCTTTGAGGCGACGGTGGACGGCTTCCCACGCGTCGTTTTCGCGGGTGGTCTCGCTCCACATTGTGACAATGTGGGCGATAAATTCGGCGGGGGTTTTTTGGGCTCCGTTGCCGTAGTTTTTGAGGATGCAGCGCCAGTCGCCGATTTGATAAGTGGGGCCGTTGGGTTTTCCATCTGCGCCGGGCTTGCGCCCGCCGTTTTTGTAGATCTTATATTTTGCGCTGAGTTGGGTGGCGGAGTAGCCGCGCAGTTTTGGGTATTGCGATTTGATCTCGCGGGCTATGCGGCGGGTGGTCTGGCCTAGTTTGCCTCGGGCTGCGGCGTCGAGGGAGGCGAATATGTCGAGGTGGAGGTTGACCTCGGCGCGGTCGTCGCGGCTGAGGGCGATAAACTCATCCCAGTCGTGCGCGGGTGGGCGGCTCGCTACGCTGGTGGTGGCGAGTGTAGCGAGTGTGTAGGTGGGTGACTGGGTGAGCTGTTGCATGGTGATTCCCGGTTGGGTGGGGGCGCTCGCAAGCGAGCACGCCACGGTTGATTATTTGGAGGCGGCGATGCCTTCGCGGATTTTGGCAGCAGTGGCTTTGATTTTCCGCGCCTCCTGGGCTAGGACGTCGGCGAGCGATTCAAACTCTTGAGCGGTGCGCTCCGGCTCTTGCTCGAATCGCCCGAGGGTGTGGGCGTCGCGCAGCCGGGCGCGGAAGCCGGTGACGATCTCGGAGGCGTCGGCGCGGAAGGTGTCCCAAAAGTCGATTTGGAGGGTTTTTTGATCGGTAGGATTGGAAGGAGTTTGGGTGGAACTTTGTTCCATTTGTTTCTTTTTTATTGTGCGGACGAGGCTCTCGGTGACGTTGCATATTCTGGCGATTTCTCGTCCTGAGTGCGTTTTAAACGCACTCAATGCGATTTTTACGGCGTTGCGCTTATCGCGATTTGTGCGGCGTAGGCCGTGGTCGGCGTTGGCTCCGAGGGCGTGTTTGAGGGCTGCTGCTCTGCCGCCTGGATGCACTATCGCTGCAATGGTTTTGCACTTGGCCTCGCGGTGGGCGTGGAGGCGGTGCCAGCCGTCGCCTATATAATAGGCGTTTTCTTCGGTCTCGGATTGGAAGAGGTCGATTGGTGGCAGCTCTATTTTGCTCTCGATGGCTTCGCGGAGGTTGTCGATCTGGTCGGGGTCGATTTGCTCGCGGATCTGGAGGTCGATGGCGGTGGTGTCGATCTGGGTGAGGGGGATTTGCTTAGAGACTTGAGGGCTGAGGGCTGAGGGCTGAGGGGTGTTGGCCTTTTCTTTAAGGATCTTGGCGACTCGCTCTTCGATCTTTGCGAATGGGGATTCTTCGCCGTGGGATTCGGCGATAGCTTCGAGGTCGTATTCCTCTTGCAGGGCGATGATGTCTTCGCGGGTGGCGGCATGGAGCGCGTCGATTAGGGTGCGCCAGTCGGCACTGGTGACGGCGTTGGTGAGGGCTTCGTAAGTGTTGTCAGATTTTGGCATGTCGGATTTTGTCAATTATTGTTGGGTGTTATTTGTTGGGTGGGAGTTATTGGGCGATGCGCCAGAGGGTGACTTCGTCGCGGGGGATGGTGTTATCGAGGCCGATTTGGAATCGGTCGCCGTCGGGGAGGTAGTTGGCGAAGAGGTTGACTGAGAGGTAGGGGATGCAGATTTGCAGCCAGGGGCCGACGGGGATCGTGCCGCCTTCGGTGGGGTCTTGCCATTCGGGGGCGTCCGCAAGCGGACACGCCACGGGGGCGCTGCCGATGTGGTTGACTGCCTCTACCAGGACGGCGGCGGCATCGAGGTCGAGACCACGGCAGATGTCGACGAAATCGGAGAGCTCGACGATGCCGTGGGTGATGGCGCGGCAGATGATACCGTGGGGCAGGCCTGCGTCTACGGCGAGCTGCTGGCTGCTGTAGTCGTCGTAGGCGTAGAGCGTGCTGACTATTAGGTCGGAGATGTTTTTGCGTAGTTTGTTCATTGTTTGTTTTGTTTTGGGATCGATCGGATCTAGGAGATTGTGCCGCCCTGGGTGAGGCGCTCTGCGTCGGCTTTGCGCTGGCGTTGGTCTTTGACCTCCTCGGCGATGAGGAAGATGCTGAGGGTGGCTGTGATGAGTAGGACTAGCGCTAGGAGCGTGAGCGTGATGGCGGCGACTGTGGTGACGGGATCCATGGCTATGATTGGGCTGGGAGAATGGCTCCGGTGGCGTGGAGGGCTTTGGCGAGCGCGGCGGCTGGTTGGCGCTCGTCGGTTAAGATTTTGTATTCGCCGATTTTCTTGAAGATGCCGACCTCCCATGTGGTGTGGCTGCTGCCGCCCTCTTCGCCGTGGCGGACTTGGCGGATGTAGGCGTTGTCGCCGAGGTGGGCGGCGTAGTTGAAATAGACTTCGTTGCAGGCGAGGCGCTTCATGCGGGTGAGGCGCGTTTCGTCGTCGGGGGCGATGCGCCCGTCGTTGCTGACGTGGATGTAGGTATCGCATTCGTCGGCTGCGGCTTTGATCGCTAGCTTGATGGCTGCTTCGATCTCTTTTTTTGTGGGGTTTTGTGTGCTCATTTTTTGGTGGTTAGGAGTTTGATGGGGTGCTCGCCGCGTAGCTCTAGGCGGGCGGCGAGTTGCTTGAAGAGTGTGATGAGCTTGGGGGTCTCTAGGTTGAGAATGGGGTTCTCGGCGGGCATCGATGTGAGGCAGGTGGCGAGCCAGGCGTAGTAGCTGGTGACGGGGATGCGGTAGGCGCCTCGGCTTTTGCGGCTGCCGTTGACGGCGGTGAGTTCGCTGTCGGGATCTTCGCAGAGGTTGATGATGTGCTGGTCGGTGTAGCCTAGCTTGCCCGCGACCTCGCCGATGGTGACGGTGTCGCGACCGGGGAAGCATAGCTCGGGGAGGAGTAGCTCTAGTTGCTGGCTGGACTGTTGTTTTTTAACCACGGATGGACACGGATTGGGGTTGAATGATTTAGGAATTGAGAACAGGGAGTTTGGTTAGGCGGGTTGCTCGACGAGGTCGAGGGCTTGGGCGATGTCGGCCTCTTGGGCGGCGACGAATTTGTTGCCGTGCTGGCGGGCGACGCCGACGGGGCGTTTGAGCTGCTTGACGATGGCTCGCTTTATGGCGCGGGTGAGGTTGGCGCGGCGCTTGTGGTCGAGCTGGGGGCGGTGCTCGGCGAGGTAGCTGGCGATGGGGATGCCTTGGGGGATCTCGACGGAGAGGCGGGCGCGGCGGTCGAGCACTTCGGCTTCGACGCGGAGCTTGGCGGCTTCGAGGCGGTAGCTGAGCTGGTTGACTTCGGCGAGGGCGGCGGGCTCGCCCCCTGTCATCAGGTAAAAACCTTGGCGACGGAGGCTGGGGAGCACTTCGCTGGTGACCCAACGGCAAAACTTTTTGGCCTCTGGTTTGCGACTTTGAAAAATCAGCTGGTAAAGGCCGGATTCGTTGACGGCGTTAAGCTCTCGATCTTGGCCACCTGACCTAAGCACTACTGAGGTCAGGTCGTCGTTATGGAGGCTCTTAATTGCTTCGGATGGATTTGTTAATCCGAGGACGTCGCAGATGTCTTTGACGACGAAAATTGGATTCTGGTGAGAGCCGAGGACGCGAATATCTTGAGTGCCTTCGAAAGCGGTGGTGAGGATGGTGTTCATTTTTTTTGGGTTGGTTATCTGTTTGATGCGAGGTGAACGCCGTTGCGCTCCCACTCGGAGATTTTGGCGGCTATAGAGAAGCGGACGATGTCGCTGGTCTTTACCCCGTGCTTGCGGGCTAAGGTTTCGATCCGACTTCGAGTCAAAGAATCGACCCGCAAATTGAGCGGACGATCTAGTTGTGGTAGGTGTGAGTTTTTCATTGTGCGTTACGTTGTAGCGCAACGTAACGCATTGCGTCAAGCAAAGTTTTTAAAAAATCTTGCCGAAGAATTATTTTGCGCTACAAAGCCTAACTATGGGGCTTTCAACTGGCTTAACTATTCGCTTAGACGCACACACACGAACACGCTTAGAAGCTATTGCGGATGACGCTGGCATGAAAAGCAGTGTGCTCATTCGGCAAGCTATCTCTGAATACTTGGATAAGGTGGAGCGGTCGGGGCGTTTGGAAATTACGCTGACGACAAGCAGAAAAATTCCTCAAAAGAAGGCGAGCTAGCTGACAACGTAGTCAACATCGCGGATTACCTCTAACCATTAAAACCTAGTTATAGTTATGAAAACAGAAGCCGAATACGATGAGATTTTGAAGTCGCAGAAGTCTAAACAGTCTAAAGCTGAGACTTCAGCTGGGGCGAAAAAGGCGGGTAAGCCTGCGGCTCGGAAAATGGTGGCCGATAAGCCTGTCGTGGCTGAAGCTAGCTCTGAGGTGGGAGAAGCGACTGGAGTCGCGCTGCTATTGATCCCGCTCATTGGCACAATGCTTGTGTGGTTTTGGGTCGGGGGCATGGCTCTGATTCAAGATCCTGGTGGCTCGCTAAACCTGATCTTAGTGGGCGTCGTCGTTTCTTCTGCGTTATTGATTGGTGTCGAGGCATCTCAGCTAGGGATGGGTAAAAACGGAAAGAAGGGAGAGACTGGCCCAGTTGCTTGGGCGCTGGGCGCTATCCTGATTTGGTTCATCGTCTACCCTTGTTATTTATTTGCGCGGGGTAAGCATGGTGCGAAGAACTTGGGTGCCGTGGGCATGTTTTGCGCACTTATATTTGTGGGGGTCTGTTGGCTGGTCGGGACGGCGGTGGAGGAAAGAAAGTCGGAGGTTAGTTCTATCCTTAGTGGTGGTGCGGCAAGTAGCAGCACTAGAGACTTTATGAAGGAAATAAACCAGAGCGTGACTAAAGATTTTATTCGGCAATACGAGATCGTGAAGAGGAGCGGGAATCAGATTGAAGCGAGTGTTCACGCTGGCCTTGTTGCGGCGGGTTTTTTGCAGGAAGGCGATGAGGCGGGATACCGCAAGTGGACGCAGATTCAGAAAGACCACGAATCAAGGTGGTAACGCAAAAAGCCCCGCTACTTAGCGGGGCTTTTTAATGCCTGATTTAGAAAAATCTCAATGGAGTCAATGGACTCTACCGAAAATTAGGCAGGCTTGGTGGGGTCTGTTACTGTGTGGGCTACGTTATGCCAGCCGACTCAAAAACACAAGAAAAAGATGCCTTCCTGGCACGCTGCTCACCGAGCTATCGGGCGGCGGTGACTGGGCAGCGTGAGTTGCCTGGGATCAAAACCAAATGCGGTGCGGTGCAGTTTCGTGTGTTGGGTTTTTCCGATCGGGTGGAGAATGGCCACACGATCATCCGTGCTACGATTGATGAGGGGCAGGTAGTAGAGCTGCGATTGCCGGCTGGCTACTCGGTAGTGTTTCCCACGACTGCGAAACAGGGCCGCCCGGCTAAAAATGTAGGAGGTGCCAAGTGAGCGCTTCTTCGGCAGCTGAAACTTTTGGGGTTAAAAAACGCTCGTCACGCATCGGGGGGTGTGTGGCGAGCACTGGCCTCGCGACTCTCGGAGACTGGCTCACGATGAGCTGCTCCCGGCTGGCCCGTGCGTTGAGGAGCGGGCTGGCTGTATCTTTTGCATTTTCCAACCAAAACAAAAGGGGCGCGTCCCGTCAGGACGCTGGCCGCAGTGTGAGTGATCATACCACTGCGCATAAAGACGCGCCCCACGATATTTCTGCCTCTGGCTCGATCCGCTATTGGATCGTCGGGGCGACGGGATTCCGGCAGGACTCGGCGCATGAGTCGGGGCTGGAGCTGCTGTGGCGTGAGATGCGCTCGCTCAAATCAGAAGGGGTGTGCATTACCACGCCATTCCGGTGGGACGAAGATGCGGAGGCTAAGGCGGCGTTCATCGCTCGCAACTCTGCGCCTGGCGCGGTAGTGCTGATGTATGCCTACTCGTATGGCGTCGGGAGCTTTTTTGTTAAGTTTGCACGGGCGCTTAAACGCTACGGAATCCGCATTGCACGGCTGATCTCGGTAGATGGGATTCGGCGCTGGCTGGCGCTGAAGCCGCTGTCGTTGCGATGGTTCCAGGACAAAGTTACGATTGCGATCCCTGATAATGTGGATGTGGCTTTTGGATTTCGTCAGGAGGAAGACCGCTGGCTGCGTGGGCATCGCCTATTTGCTGAGGATCCATGCGTGGATGGACAAGGCTCGACGACTGTGATTGATTGGCAGCTGCATGGCAGTGATCATTGCAGCATCGACGAGTCTTCGACGGTGCACCATGTGGCTCTGACGGAGTTTGCAGGTGTGATTGAAGGGAGCGCTGTATGATGAGACCTGGCGAGAGATTGTCCAGACGTCGGGGCCGTAGGTCTGCGCCGCCTGTCGTCATCCAACTGGATGTGCCCAGCAATGGTGTGGTGACTGTTTACAACTACTATGACCGTGTGGCGACTCGCGTGGGTGGTGAGCTTAAAATTAAGCTGCCTAAGGCCGTCAACATGGTCGAGCTAGTGGCACGCTCGCAGATCCTTGCCGAGCTGCGCTCTCTGGATGCGGGCAAGGCAGACATCAATCTTGCGGACATGCACTACGCGATCCTCGACCACGACTGCTGGGTGGACCTACAGCTTTGGACGAAGCGCTTTCTTGCGGACATCGGCTATGTATACGTCGGCGACCGCCGCGATTGTAATGCGTTCGCCCGTGCGATGCGCATGGCGTTTGATTTACTTGGTGAGGTCGCCTTTGCGGGCTCTCCTACTGTTGGCGGGATCTATGCGCACATGGACGAACCGTTTGCGGGAATCACTGATGGTTTTCACGCGCTCAACCTATCGCGCACCAACAAGGGCGGATTTGTGAGTGAGCCACAGGGCATCAACTTGATCTATCAACGCGCGGAGATTTGGGCGATGACCCGCCGCATTACTTCCATCTCTTCTGACTGATTTTCAAGACAGAATAATTTAACGACAGAATAATTTCTTACACGACGTAAACCACGAAAACCATACTATGAAAAAGATCATCATCACTAGACTTCTCTCCGCGATGCTTCTCGGCAGTGCTTTAATTAATGTCGGCTGCCAGGCTATTGACGATTTCCAAGAGGATAACCCTGTCGCGTATGACGTGCTCACGGGGGCGGCTAAGCTGGCGCTTTTATCGCAGGTGCCCGCGATCACTGACGACGTGGTGTATCAACAGCTGCTTAATGCTACGATCGATGGAGCGTTCCTCGCGGCTAACACGCCGAATGGTGTCGCGGCTGAGCTGCAATCTGGCGTGGCTAATGTCTATCCAGGCGATGCACTCATGCAGCAAATCGCGGTGCAAGAATTTGTCCAGGCGCTCAATGCGCCATCCGATTCGACGGTGCCGGCCTCTGGTCCTGACACGGCGTTTAAGCGTGCACTCGCTGATGCACTCAGGCCAGCGGTAGTCACGGACTACTCGTTTGACCCGGTCTACTCGGTGACGCTCGCCCGCGAGCTGTAATCGCGCCTGTATCCGGCTACCCAATACGCACCCGCTTACCGACTGTCTGCATGCTCACTCTCGCTCAACTCTCTGCCGATCCTACATGGCCGCTCGCTGTCGGTGCGTTTATAATCATAGCGCTCTTTCTCCTCGGCGGCTCCCTGATGGGCGTCAAACTTTGGAAGGAGCTCAAGGGCGACCCTGAACCAAAGCACTCGCCGGGGATCGATGTCAAGATCCGCGCCGAAGTCTCTGCCTCGGAAAAGCGCGTAGGCAATGTGATCGGCACTGTCAAGGCTGAGCTGCGCGAAGATCAACGGCAACACCGCGACGAGGTGTGCAAAGAGGTCAACCAGATCCACGGGCGCGTCTCTGGCCTCCGCGACGAGATCAAGGCCGACTACAAGGGTATCGAGACCAAGGTGACAGATAGCCTAGATAAAATGCAGGGCATGTATGCCATGACCTGCGAGCGTGTAGGTAAGTGCGAGACGGATAACGCACACCAGGAGCGCACGATTATCGCTCAAGGGCACAAGCTCGACCGTCACATCGAGAAACAGTGATTAGAAACTTGCTAGACTAGACGATGACCAAAGCACAAAAACGCACCCAAATCCGTATCGCCCTCCTGCTCGATCTCGAAGCAGTTAGCCCAGCGAGCCTGCCCTTGAGCACGCTCGCAAGTGGCCTGCGCCACGTCCACTCGATCGTGGTCGACGTAGCCGAGCTCGATCAACACCTCGATCTCTTTGTCGGCGAGCAGCTGGTGGAGGCGATCCCGCAACGATTGAGCCCTGGAGACGTGCGCTATAAGCTCACGTCGGCAGGCCGTCTCTACCTAGAGGAGGCAGGCGAGATCTAAGCTATGCGTAAACGCCGCTCAGATTCCAAGCTCTACAGCCTGCCCGAAAAAGCACAGCGCGACATACACGCGCTCGCTGAATCCGGAACGCTGGCAGATGCCTGCGCACAGATCGCGCTGCCTATCGAGACGGATGGCTACGAGATCGACGTTTCGGAAAGCACGCTTAGCGGCTTTTGCAAACACTGGCGTGCAGTCATCTTTCGCGAGTCACTGCATGAGGGCGCGGCGGTCGCGGCTGAAGTGGACGGCGCTCTTAGTGACGCGCAACGCGATCAGATCGACCAAGCGACGGAGGACGGGCTGCGCAGCTGGGTGCTGGACTCCATCGTGGCCAAGACGATCTCGGCCAAGGAGGTAAAGAGCATCATGGGTGTGTTGATCGCCAGCAAGAAGACGGAGCTTGATGAGCGTAAATTTAACGAGGCGCTGAAGAAGGCGGCCTGGGTGGATAGCCTCAAAGATAAAGCCAACACTCAAGGCAAACTAACCGCTGCTGATGTGGCCGATATGGAGAAGCAACTGAAACTACTTTAATGGCTAAACGACTTCCAGATCATGCAAAGGGCTTTCGTGGCCGGGCGAAGAACATCCCCGAGCGCGATACCTTCATGCTGCCTTACCAGACTCGCTGGATTAAGGATGCGTCGATCATGCGTATCATGGAGAAAAGTCGCCGTGTGGGCGTCTCGTATGCGACGGCCTATGACATCGTGCGCTCGCATTCGGTGGATACGAATCTCTCTGACAGTTGGGTGAGCTCACGCGACGAGCCGACTGCCAAGCTCTTTCTCCAGGACTGCAAGAAGTTTGCAGGCGTCTTTAAGATCGCTGCCGACTCGCTGGGTAAGCAAGTGATGGACGACAAGGGCAACAGCGCCTATGTGCTAAGGTTCGCCAACGATACGGACATCAACTCAGTCGCTTCCAATCCCGACGTGTTTGCGGGTAAGGGCGGTAATGTTGTGCTTGATGAGTGGGCACTGCGCCAAGATCCGCGTGCGGTGTATGCCATCGCCTCGCCTGCGATCGACTGGGGAGGCCGTCTCTCTGGTATCTCGACGCACCGGGGATCGGGTAACTTCTTTAACAAGCTGATCCAAGAGATCAAGCATGGGGGCAACCCTAAGAACTTCTCGCTGCACACGGTCACGCTCCAGGACGCGCTCGATCAGCACTTCCTCTGGAAGCTCCAGACGAAGCTTCCTGATGGCGATTCGCGCCTCGATATGGACGAGGCGGAATACTTCGACTACCAGCGCAGCCGCGCGGGAAGTGAAGAGAGCTTCCTGCAAGAGTATATGTGCGTGCCGGCAGATGATGCTAGCGCCTTCCTTCCCTTTGAGCTTATCGATGCCTGCACTTACGATGTCGCTGAGCAGTGGCAATACTCGGTAGCTAAGCTCGCTGATAGTGGCAACGATCTGTATCTCGGTGTAGACGTGGGTCGCACAAAAGACCTTACCGTGATGTGGCTTATCGAGAAGGTGGGCGGCGTCGCGTTCACGCGGCACATTATAGAACTACAGGGGCAGACCTTTAGCCAGCAAGAGAGCTACCTTTACGAGCTGCTTAGATTGCCACGTATGCGCCGCTGCTGTATCGACTCGACTGGCCTCGGCATGCAGTTCGCCGAACGTGCGCAAGAGAAGTTTGGTAAATACAAAGTGGAGGCCGTGCGCTTCAGCGGCCCGGTGAAGGAAGAGCTAGCCTACCCCGTGCGCAAGGCGTTTGAGGATCGAGCGATCCGCATACCCGCCAATCGCGAGATCGAACTCGACCTGCGCAAAGTCCGCAAAGAGACGACGAGCGCAGGTAACATTCGATTCACTGCCGATGCCGACGACTCTGGCCACGCGGATAGATTTTGGGCAGTCGCACTCGCACTTCATGCGGGCAAGCAAATCAACACACCCGCCGAGTGCATCCTCATCTAACTTTCCCCATGATTCCAACAAGCCATTTAAACGCCCGTAGCGGCCTCGACCCCAAGACTCGCACACAGAGCCGCGATCTCTGTGCGGACGATTTTGCAATATGTTTATGTCAGTTTGCAAAGGGGTCTCGTATCCAGCCATCAACGACGGAGGGTGCAGATGTCTAGTATCCTCAAAAAGTTCAGTAATTGGCTAAAGCAGAAGTCTGGGGCTAGCTACTTCAACCGATTCAACGATACGTCGTCGACCTCGGGCAATCAGCTAAGCCGCGCCTATGCAAATTCAGTGTGGGTGATGCGAGCGATCAAACACGTCGCAGGCCCGATTTCTAGCGTGCCGCTGAATCTCGAAGTGCTGGGTGACGATGGCAATGTCGCAATCTCCGATAAGCGTATTCAGCGTTTTTGGCAAAACCCATTCCTCGGCCTTAGCTATTTTGACGGCATTGAGGCGACTGTATGCTGGCTCAAGTTGGAGGGCGATTGCTTCTGGTTTGCCGATGATTCGCTCTTGATTCCGTTTCCGGACGTGGCCGCGCCTTCGAAGCTACTGATTGCCGGCCCTGATAATGTGCGCATCGTCAAGGATGGCGATGAGGTGATCGGCTATGAATACACATCGAAGAAAGGCAAACGCACCTACTTCACTCCCGAGCAATCGTGGCACCATAAATTTTTTAATCCTTACGACACGGCGCGTGGCCTCGGCGAACTGAGCGCAGTCAAAATAGCTGCTGAGAGCGATTACCTAGCAGGCAACTTTCAGCGCAACTTGAACCGTAGTAACGGCGATCAAGGCGTCTACGTGATCTCTAAGAGCGGCATCACTGATGACAAGCAACGTGAGCAAATCACCGCGCAACTACGAGCCAAGCAACGCGCCAACCAGCGCGGCGAGGCTAAGGTCGCTTTCCTAAATGGTGGCGACATGACTATCGAAGATCCTAAAGTGCGCACTCCAGATGCCGCCTTCCTCGCAGGTCGCTTTGCAGATCGCGAGGAGATCTACATCGGGCTCGGAGTGCCTGCCTCGATGTCGAGCAAGCAGGCGAGCTACAGCATCGGCTCTGCCTCCGACCGCTATGCACTGATCGAAGAGACGTGTAAGCCCACTGGCCGCAAGATCTGTGAGGGTGTTGATTTTTTTACGCAAAAGCTCGTCGACGGAACAGCGACGGTGCAGACCTCGCTGGAGTGGGATGAACATAGCACCATGCAAGAAGTGCGTGCTGAGCGCCTCAAATCTGCCGACACACTGTGGTCGAAAGGTGTGCCCATGTCAGTGATCGATGAGCATCTACGCCTCGGTATGCCAGACTACGCGGGTAAGGACATCGGCTATTTACCCTTTAGCGTCGCGCCAGTCGGCACGGTCGAAGATCCAAAGACGGACACGAAGCTTGCGGAGAAGCAGGCACCTACCGCGCGGCGCCTCAAAGCATTTGATGAGATGGTGGCCGCTTTAACTTCCCCCATCACGAAAGCCGACGAAGCCACCGACGAGCCAGATGAGGGCGAACAGTTTCAAGCCGACCGCAATAGTAAAGAGGTCAAGCTATGGGAGATGCACATGCGCTCGCGTGCGGCCTCGATCAAACGCTACCGGCAAAGCTTTAAGCGTGTGCTCATGGCAGCGCGCGCCGAAACGCTCGCCAACCTCGACCGCCTAACTGCGGAGGGCAAGTCTCTCCAGACTAAGGCGGCTGCATCTGATTTCGTGTTCGACCTCGAAGTGTTTCGCAGTGCGTTTTTCGGAGCGATGCGCAAGTCAGCGCAGACCGCGCTGAACGATGGCGGCATGCAGGTATTCAAGGAGCTGGGTAAAGATGATGTGTTTACTATGCCGCCTGAAGAAGTGCTAATGTTTATCCAGGAGCGTAAGAATCTGCTCAAGGGCATACCTGACCAAGTGCACCGCACCATCATGAGTAGCATCGAAGAGGGCATTCAGAACGGCGAGTCGATGGCCAAGCTTGCAGGCCGTGTTAAAGGCTCTTTTAACGCCATTGAAAGCAGCCGTGCGCTAACGATCGCGCAGACTGAAACGGGCGCGGCCTATGGCACATCACGCCAAGCCTCGATGAAGCAAGCCGGAATAAAGCGCAAGAAATGGCTGACCTCTGGCAATGGAAATGTGCGTGCCACCCACCGTGCGGCCAATGGCCAAAAGGTGCCACTCGACGAAGATTTTGACGTAGGTGGTAGCGCGTTATCTCACCCCTGCGATCCTGCTGGAGATCCCAGCGAAACCATTAACTGCCACTGCGTCTCTATTGCAGTGATTGAAGATTAAGAACCAAAATTATGAGCAATTCCATACTAGAAGCTTTCCGTCTCAAAGACGCCGCCCCTGCTAATCCTGAGCTGCCACACGTCGGCGACCTCGGCACCGAGCGCCGCCGCCTTATCCATCCAGAGGTCAAGGTGATCGATAAGGAAAAGGGTATCGTGGACTTTATCGCGAGCGATGAATCCATAGATAGCTATGGCGAAATCGTTCGGGCCAAAGGCTGGCGCTTTAATCGGTTCGAGAAGAATGCTCCGTTTGTCGATTCGCACAACTACAGCTCAGTCAAGAACATGCTCGGCAAAGTGATCGACTGGAAGATCAGCCAGGGACAGCTGATCGAGCGGGTGCAATACGCAATCGGAGATCCCGAACATACGATCGCGCAGATCGCCTGGAAGCTCACCATCAACAACTTTCTCAAAGCCGTCTCGGTTGGCTTTATCCCTACCAAGTGGGTCAGCAAGTGGGGTGAAGGTGACGGCTACTTAAAAGAGCTTTCTCGCCTCGGCCTCGATACCGACAGCGGCGTGAGAGTCATCTACCAGGAGCAAGAGCAGATCGAGCTAAGCGCCTGCATCATCGGAGCCAACGGCAACGCCGTGGCCAAAGCTTTCAAAGCCGACGCCCTCACTGAAGAGGACGTCGATACACTTTTCGCAAAATCAGAACAACTCAACCGGAGACGCAGCCCACAGTCTGGCGACGGCGCGAATCCTTATGGCCAGACATCGGGCGAAACTGAATTTCTGCGGAAACTAAAACAAATCACCAATCGTTAATTCAAAGAAAAATTATTATGAAAAATCGTAAATTCTCTCCTTTCTCTTTTGGGCAACGCATGTTCTACGCATGCTGCCTGCGCTTCTGCCTCGGCATCACTGATGATGAATTCAAGACTAAGGTCCTCGGCGGCGTGGGCGAACTCAAGTCTGCCCAGGAAAAGCAGGGCGAAGACCTCGTGACCATCAAGACGCAGACCGATCAGCTTACGGATAACTACGATCAGCTCGATCAGGACACCAAGAAAGCGTTCGAAGAACTGACTAAGGTTAAAAACGAGTGCAACTCGATCAGCGACATCAATCAAAAACTGCGCAAGGTGCAGTTGCAGTTGGGCCGCGAACGCTCGATGGCGTTTGGCGATCCGGTAAAGGCGCTTGTCGGCAACGAAGAGCTGCGCGCCCGCATCAATGCCGCTGTCCGCATGGCTGCCAGCAATGGAGCCGACATGCACAGCGTCGCAAAGAGCATCATGAGTAAAGCGCTGGGTGAAGACTCGGCGCCAGGCTCGAACTACATCAACGCCGAACTCGCAGCCGAGATCTACGACACCCTCGCCAGCTATGGCGTGTGGAACACCTTCTCGGTGCGTCGTATGAGCACCAAGCAGTCCAAGCTGATCGTAAACACGGCTCGCCCTGAAGCGTATGTCATCCTGCAAGAAGGCGGCACGATTCCTGACGATGCGAACAAGGCCGGCACAACTGTCACTCAAGAAGCTGAGATCATCGCAGTGTTACTCAATGTCTCCATGCAACTGCTCGAAGACAGTGAGAGCGACATCGCCGAAGAGGTGATGCGCGACTTCATGGAGGCCTTCGCCTTCCGCCTCGACTATTTGACGCTCCGCGCAAATGGCACCGCCGATGCGACTAATGGTGGCATGACAGGTGCCTTCGAGTTCGGCACCGCCGCCGTGGCCGCCGCTGGTAATACCACGATGGAGACGCTCGACCTAGAGGACGTCACGAACTGCATGCTCTCGGTCGATCCTGCCGTGCTCGCCCGTCCGTGCCGCTGGTGGCTCAATCCGCAGATCCTTGTGCGCATGTTGCACATCAAGGATGGGAACGGTCGCCCGATCTTCCTCACAGCGACGGAGGCTCCGACAGCAGGCGGCATCGGCTCCATCCTCGGCTACCCGACTACGCTCGCACATGCCGCGCCCAATGCAAATGGGGCAGGCTCAAAGGTCGCCACCTTTGGCGATCCGGGTGCGCTCAGCGTCGGTGTGCGCACCGACTATAAGTTCGAGAGCAGCGATCATCACAAGTGGAGCGAACTGCAACGCAGCTATCGCGGCCATGGCCGTGCCGCCGTCAAGGGCCGCCGCGCTCAAGGTCTCGCAGTCCTCACGACTGCTGCCAGCTAGCAAGTAGAGGCGTCGCTAACCGCACACTCAATCTGGTCGCCTTCTCCCCCTCCTGGAGTCGAGCGGCCTTTGGGCTGTCTGAATATCAGCAATCAATCAATCCAATACAAATTATGGCCAAAGAAACCGAAACAAAAACACCCGCCGCAAAGGCACGCATGATCGCCTGCAAAGTAGGCCGTCAAGGCATCTCCGAAGGCGGCTCCATCTATCCAAGCGGCTCTGCCGTCGAGTTGCCCGCAGATCGCGTCAAAGCGCTAGGCAGTCTCGTGACTGAGCAAAAGTAAAAAACAGATAGATACTTTCAAGCCGGTGCGACCGGCACACCAACGGTCGCACCGCCTTTTCTTAAATTTCATTTCAGCGCTTTTTAAAATGTATACCAGCCTAACAACCCTTAAGGAATTCGTCCTCCCGGAATCTATCCAGGATAAAGACGATTGGGATAGCATGCTCCTAGCCATCGGTGCCGGCATCGCGGATCTCTTTGACACGCGGTGCAACCGCAAGCTACGACGTGAGGTCGATGCTATCGCCGAGTTCGGCGGCGAGCATAGCTGCTTCGTGTTGCCTCGCTACCCCATCGAGACTATCGCCAGCGTGCACACCCGCTCCACACCATCAGATGCATGGCGCGAAGAGCCGAGCGCGATACAGACACAGTCTGACCAGAGCGGCCTCATCTCTTTTTGCGGGCGCATCGCCCATGAGTGCGAGCGCATCCAGGTCACTTACACGGCAGGCTACTTTGTAGACATCACTGGAGAGACTGCTCTCCCAGATGGTGCGACACCCATGCCCGCTGACCTCATGCTAGCATGGTATCAGCAATGCGCCCACGTTTTCGAGCAACGCGACAAGCTAGGCTCAAACTTTACAGGCGCAGATCGTGGCCTAGGCGGGGCACTTGTGAGCCTTATCCAAATCGGCCTCACCGATCCAGTCGAACAAGTCCTACAAGGGCACAAACGATTCCAAATTCTTTAAGATGAGCACGCAAAGCAAAGTCCAACTCACTCCCGAGTCTCAGCGAATCATCGCGAATCTCAAATCGATGCCTCAACGCATGGGAGTGGTTGTCGCGAAGGCGATGGACGACGAAAACGAAAAGACGGTCGCGCACATCTCTGAACGCTATCTTTCGCGCAGAGGCGCTAACACGCTAGGTGTGCGCACTAACCGGCTCCGCAGTTCATTGCGTCGCACTCCCGCTCGGATCTCCGGCGACTTAGGGGTCTCGTCATCGATCGGCACCAACGTCGAATACGCTGGCGTGCATGAGTTTGGTTTCAAGGGCACCGTGACGATCAAATCACACGCTCGCAAAATGACATCCGCATTCGGCATCCCATTGTCCACTCCAGTCACGGTAAACGTGCGCACGCACACGCGAAATGTCGACATCAAGAAACGCGCTCCAATTCAATCCGGCATCGCCGACCGATTGGACAGCTATGTGCGCTCAATTTCGAAGGCCATCGTTGCCACCGCAGACTAATCAACTTAGCAGATGACTACTACACTCGAACAGACTCAAGACTTGATCCTAGATTGCTTAAAGGCCGTTCCCGCATTTGCTGGTCACCAGGTTACCTGGGTGTCGCGCAAAGAGGGCAAGGTTTTAAACGACATAGATGCCGGGCGCTCGCGCCTATCACTCGCCTGCTTCGTTTACCCAGTCGCGCCGACTGGGTGTAATCCAAATCTGCAAGGCCCTGTTTTTGATAAGCTCCAGCTGCGCGTAACTTGGTTTGAAAACTTCGAACTCAACCACGATGCATCGCTCCATGCAGATGCAGCCGCTCTCTTAACCCTGCAAGCGCTCCATCAGTATGGAGTCATCGCAGATGGCCTACACATGATCACAGTTCAAGAGCAAGGCCCTATGGAGTGGAGCCTTACGAAACAGGGGCTGCAACAATGGGATTGCTGGTTCAACTGCCAGCTCAGTCTGCCTCAAGTTCCCCGCGCCCCAAAGCCAACCATCGCCTACGATCTCGCTGCCGAGCAAGTCACCATCAACTGTCGCGACGCAGACGCCTCCATCTACTACACGACAGACGGCACGTTTCCTTTCCCGGAAAACCCAGCGCGCACGATCTATAACGCCCCCGTCACATTCGGCGGCGTGATCGTCACCCATGAAGATCGCATCGTGACCACCGAAAACCCATTCGACGCCGACAGCTCAACCGAGATCCGCGCCATCGCGATCCGCACCGGCTACCTGCCTAGTAATCTTAAATCAATCACACTCAGTCAAATCGCCTAAACCATGAAAACAGAAAAAACAGCATCCACCGCACCCGCCACTGATCAAGGTAGCGCAGGTGCGTCCCGCACCGCACCCGAGCAAAAGTCCCAACCTAAGCCGGCGGCCAAACACCCGACACTCACCGCCGAGCAGCTCGCCGCCGAATCGTGCCAGTCCGTGACAGCCTACGCGCATCCTAAGACGGCCCGCACCGTCGCGTATCATTTTAACGACTACGCCTACACAGCGACAGGGCTCCCTGCGGGAGCAGTTCCCAGTTCTCCAGTTCCCAGTTCACCAGTTAAAACCGAAAACCAATAAACCGAAAACCAGCCAACTCCCATCATTATGAGCCTAGACAGAACCAAAATCCTACGCGGCCCCTGCAAAATCGCCTTCGCTGGCGAGACCTTTTACAGCCGTGCCGACGTCACCGTCAAATTCTCCACGCCACTCTTTGACAAGTCGTCGGCAGCCTACGGCCGTCACGGCCAAGGCGTCGAAGACAAGCTGATCGAAGTCTCCTTCACGCCCGTCACCTACACCGCCGCGCAAGCCGCCGTGCTCTGGCCGCATGCCAGCACCGCAATCGGAGCCAGCATTTATGGCGCAGTCGATACGCCCTGCGTGATCACTCCCATCACGGGCCAGCCGCTCACACTCGCCAATGCCGCCGTTACCAGTATGAGCGACCTCGCTTTTTCGCCTATCCAAGGGTTCTGGGCAGGCGATACCACGCTCACCGGCCTGCTCGCTAATAATGCCGATCCGTCCGCGATCGCCAGCTACTACGCATGGGGCGCAGCCGCCTCTGGAGTCGATATATCCGCGCAGTGGGATGCAGCCAAAGATCTCTACCTGCCCTTCACGGCAGCCTATAACACCGCCACTTGGCAGGCCATGGAAGGCTTTAAAGTGAGTGCCAATCTCAACCTAGCCGCCGTCAAAGTCGACGCGCTCGGCACCGTCGATATGACGCTCTCCGCGCACAACCCCACCTGCACCTTCAAGCCAGCGGGCAAGAACGAACTCGACCTCGAAGCACTCACAAACTTCGGCCTCGCCATCGGCTCTAGCCAAGCCCTCAAAGACATCGTGCTCGCAGGCCCCGACAGTGGCGACCTCAGCTTCACGCTCGCATCCGTCACCCCTGGAGCCGATCAAGATCGAGTCTATGGTAACGAGGCAGACCGCATCGGCGAACTCACTCTGGAGAGCCAAGCCATAAGCCAACGCTATGCGTTCGGCACGGTTTCCTAGTTATCAGTTTTTCCGTTCCCAGTTTAAGACCCGAAAACTAAGAAACCGAAAACCAGAAAACTCGAAAAAATGCGCCTCGTTTTTCAGACCGTCGAACTATCCGCCGGGGGCAAAGGCTCCCCGGTCGGATTGTCCGTGGGAGGGCAGAAGCAAATCGATACCGCTAGTTTCTTACGCGCCGCAGAGGGCAAGGTCTTTGACCGGGGCAATAAAATCTACCAGCTCAGCTGGCAGCAACACCGTGAGTTTGCGACCGTTGGCGAGTGCGAATCATTTATCCTACTGCACGCCGCCAACGCTCCCGACGGAGAGGGCACCTGCACCATCACTACCGAGGGCGGCGCAACCATCACGCTCACTGGAGCGGTGCTACAAGTGCCGAAATCCGACAAACAAGTCGGTGCCAGCGTCTGGCACAACTACGAGCTCGTCGCCAGCGGCATGACAGGCGCGGTGCCTAGTGCGCTCAATCCAAATGGTAGCGAGGTCAATCCTCCAATTAACAATGCAGTCACTCACAATGGCGAGACCGTCACCCATGACGGCCAAACCGTCACTCACTCCTAACTCACGCTTAAACGCTCTTTAACCGCTCATGAAAACACATTTATCCATCTTTGCAGCGCTCATCATTAGCATTGCCAGTCTACACTCAGCCGACCTCACCACCATCCTTGAGGACATCGACCTTTCGCCAACCGGCACATGGGATTTTACGGGTGGCACGATCTCGGTCAACGATGCAGACCTCCCCAGCACGCTACTACGCGCCGATCAAGTCCCCGACCTCGACGCCTATCAGCTGCTATTTGCTGGCGTGCCCTCATTTGACTGGGCAACGCGTCAGACTTACGGCCCGGCGGGCATACTCGACCCGCGCCTCGATTGGTCCGCTCGCATCCTCTCCGGCGCGTGGACGATCGATAGCGCCAGCGTCTCAGGACTTACCGTTCTCAGCTCCATCAATCTACCGCCTGACTCTATCGTCCGCACCCATATCGCAGACGATGCAGTCGGCCCCGCGCAACTAGACCAGCTCGGCAACTACACAGCGACGTCGCTCAGCCTCACCGACGTGCTTCGTCTGAGCGACATCGATGCCGATCCCGCAAATCCCGCTCCTGGCGAATCCGTCATCTGGCTATCCAGTGGCGCAGGCTCAGGCAGTGCCGGCGATCTCATGATCAAAGTCAACTCAGGCGGCACCACTAAAACCATCACCATCGTCGATTACTCGGCTAACTAATCTGCATTCAACCAATCCAATCAAAATAAAATTATGAAACGTAAATACCTACGCCCGTTAATCCTCCTCGTCGCAGTCAGCATGACCGCGCTGCACGCTAATTTTATCATGCCGCTCTCAGAGCCGATCACACTCGAAGCACCCGTAATCGAAGAGCTTGAGCTAGTCTCTGTCCGCATTTTCCCCGGCGAAAAACGTATCGAGGTCGTCGCCACGGCCGGTGCTGAAACTATCGTGGTATCCAAGACGGGCGCCGCTTACGACGCGATCATCGCGCAGATCGATGTCGGCATGTTGATCGGCGTCTTTTTACCAGAGCTTCGCGAAGCCGCTGCCGCTAAATTACAAGCACCGACGCTGCCAATCGCCCCCACGACACCCAACCCCTAATCTCAGACAATGCGCCAGCTATACGCCACCATCCTACTCCTCGGCCTCTCCGGGCTGAGTGCATTTGCGCTCAACTCGGTAGAGGTCACTGGCCCTGCTAACACGCTGATCGCTCACGATCAAACGCCCGCCGCCGTCGATGGCAACGTATGGGCAGGGTTTAGCAGTGCCGTCTGGGAGGTGCGTTTTACCGACGTGCCTAACGTCAACATCGCCACACCGCCCACGACGGTCGATGGCCGCAATGGCAGTGCGGGCGCTCCAGGTTGGACTCAAATAACTGCGAGCGATGCAGGCTGGAACATGACTAACTTTGCCCAGCTCATCACAGGCGATTTTAGGGATGTCACACTCAGCACACCGTTTCGGTCTGGCCGCCCAAAGGGGACGCGCTCAGAGATCTACGAACGCGGTCTACGCATCCCGCTAGTCATCCACTACCACCCCGAGCCCGATGCGACAGCCGTCGAGTCGCTGATCCGAGTCTATATAAACGGTGGGTGGGGCACTAGAATCGGCGATGGTTATCGCCCTGCGCAATTTGATTTACGGCTCTCACTCACGCCGCCGGCCTACGATGTTGCTGAATTTGCGCTCACAGCACTGCCCAGCGCGCCGCTCACCAGTCCGCACGCAGTGGCCATCACTGATGCGCCTGGTCTCGCAAAGCTGTCAATCGCTGGCACCGCCGCCATCGAGCATGCCGGGAGCCGAGTCTATCTGCGTTATCGCAAAATCGACCTTCAGGGTGCGCGGTGGACACCATTTGCACCGATCGCAACAGTCAGCTCAACAGGCACCTGGAGCGGATCGCTACCCACACCCAGCGCCGTCGAGGTCGAGCTAGACTTTATCCTAGCAACCGACGATGGCCAATATCGCCAACATGTATCCAGCACTCACCTGCTCACACTAGAAGATAAGACAGATGGCGACTATGCTGACAAAGCCGGCGATCTCGTCGCCAATCTACTCAAACGCGCTTGCGGTGTCCCGCTCACGACTCGCATCGGCGGTTCGGCTAGTCTGACCACGCCGACACCAGTCACCATCGATGGCGAGACCTACATGGCCATCACCTACGAGATCGACCCCACGCAGACAGACCTACTCGTCACGCCCGAGTGGTCGCCAAACTATCGCGTATCACCATTCCGCGCAGGCGGCGTCGTCCGCGAACTCATCTCCACAGATGTCATCACTGGCCTCACGACATGGCGAGCCCGCGCACCGTATCCGAGCCGCGAAGGCTACATGCGCCTGAGTGTGCAAAAGATCTCAGCAAATAAGATCGTGCCACCGCCTCTCACTGGCCCGCTCGCCATCGCCGCAGAGATCGCACCGGCAACCGTCCTTATCTCTCCCAGCAATGTTGTCGAGACTCGACTGGACGATGTCGTTTACAATGAGACAATCGCCTCATCGAGCTACAACGGCGGCCGGATCATTACCCAGGCACCTACCGTCACCGCGCTCGATCCGAGCATCGCCACGCTCGATGCTCAGCTCAATATCGTGCGAGTCTCCGACGGTGTTGCCCGATTTGAGGCAGATGCATTTGGCGTTAAAAAGATCGTCGAGCAAGATGTGACCGCGATCAACGGCAGCGAGACCGGCACGACTTACACTCGCCGCATTGAGGGCTCACTCGCTGGCTACCTGATCCGCTCCATCGACTCACGTATCGATGGCAGTTCGACACTCGCCGATAATGGATTCGTGTTCGATACTCAAAACCACAGCACACAAACCTATGTGCGCAACACAGACTGGTGGGCGGCGGATGCCGACTTTACCGCAGTCAGCCCGTGGAATAGTAACAACGCCAACCATAAGGCCGGCACGCTCATCACACCGAGGCACTTTATCAATGCCGCCCATTTTCAGATCGCCGTGGGCAAGGTCATTAGATTCATCGCTCAAGATGGCACCGTGCACAATCGCACGATACTATCCCGCAAGCGTCACCCGTCCTACGTGCCGTATCGCCCCGATTTTACGCTCTATACGCTAGATGCCGATCTCCCATCCGCAATCACACCCATGCAGATTTTGCCAACCGATTGGGCAGATTACTGGAGTCCTGATAATATGCGGGCTCACGTCCGCGCCCCTGGTTGGCGGTTCGACCAAGAAGAGAAAGGCCTCATCGCCGATGCCAAACCAATCCAAGGTCGCACCTGGAGCCATCAATATCCAACCGACCCCGACCGTTTAAAATTCGGCGAGGCCATCATCCTCTACGATAGCGGCAATCCAGCCGGCATTCTACTCGGCGATCTCCCCGTGCTCACGACTGTGTGGACTGGAGGCGGTCCGGGAAGCGGCACACCGACGGGCGGCATGGTCAGCAACACCGGCCTCAGTATGGAGGCCGATCTAAACAACATGATCATCGCCAGTGACAACATCGCCAACGTGTCCGGAGTCGCCAACACCAGCTGGCCCAACAGCGGAGGCCACTACCAAGTCAAGACCGCCGATTTTTCCGACTGGCCAAACTTCGCGACTGATAACTACCTCTTCGAATCAGGCAACGAGAGCGGCCTCTACGTGGAGCGAGGCCTAGTCAACGGCAAGCAATCCTACCGCATGGCGCTCGATGACGCCAATTACAACCTCCTCACCTGGACCGGCACCCGCTGGCAAGTCGATCAGTATATAGGAGGCACTCTCGACGGCACCCGCTCAACATCCACCTCAGCCGTCGCCACACCCGACCTAGCCACATTCACCGGCAATTACTCATTCGTTAATCCATAATCCCAAAAATGAACACAGCAACCATCCAACTAGACGGCAAAACCGTCCCCCTCACATTCGACAAGCACGCAAGATTTCGCTACGGCGTTTTCGGCCTCAGCTTCTCCGCGCTCCTCGAATCAGGCACCGACTACGCCGCCTCGCTAATCCTCATCTGGGCCGCGCTCCCCGATGCCGAGCGCGAAACGTATCCCACGCCCGAATCCCTAGTCGACGTCATCGACACCGATGCCACCGAGATCTTCGAGCCCGTCTTCAACGTCGTCGCTGGGATCGGATGGCTCGTAGGTGCATCCGATAGCTCTGCGCAGTAAGCGCTTAGTCATTCATAACCATGTCCGCACGCGATATACTTATAAAAATTCTCACCAAGGGCGATAGCTCTGGAAGTGAGAAGGTTGGCCAGTCGTTAGATCAACTCGGCAAAAAAGCAACCGCAGTCGGTAAGACTCTATCGCTCACGCTGACCGCGCCCCTTGTCGGCCTCGGTGCTATCTCCGCGAAGTTTGCGGCAGATGCCAACGAGTCGCTGTCGAAGCTAGAAGCCGTCTTCGGTCAGCGAGCCGATGCAATGAACCAGTGGATTGCCAAGCTACGCGAAAGCGTGCCGGCAACAACGGCGGAGATCCAAGACCTGGTCTCAGGGACACAGGATTTATTAGTGCCTTTAGGCATGGCCGATTCAGAGGCCGAGGAGATGACGAAAAGCATCGTAACCCTAGCCGGTGACCTTGCCTCCTTTAATAACATCCCAGTCGCAGAGGCCCTAGCCAAGATCCGCTCAGGCCTAGTTGGGCAATATGAGCCGCTCCTGCAATTTGGAGTCGCGCTCAACGCAGGCACCGTAAAAGCCAAAGCATTCGAGCAAGGCATCGGCGATGGTAAACGCGAATTAACTGCATCTGAGAGAGCGCTGGTCAGTTATAAGCTAATCCTCGAAGGCACTAGTAAAGCACACGGTGACGCCGAAAAAACCAAAGGCAGCGATGCCAATGCCGCCAAGTTCTTACTTAAGGAATATACAGAGCTGGCCACGGTCCTGGGGCAATCGCTATTGCCTGCAATCAAGCCCGTCGTCACTGCTCTGACGGATGTCGCGAAAGCAGCCCAAGATTTGTCGCCGGGCATGCAACAATTAATTGTAGGTGTCGGAGCGCTTGCGGCGGGGGTAGGCCCTTTACTTATTGGACTGGGAGCGATGGCGAGAGGTTACACCGCCATTGCTGCGGTCACGCCAAAAGCAGTCGCAGGGATTCGCGCAGTCGGTCTCGCCGCCAAAACAGCTGCGCCATACCTCGCCGCGCTCGCCGCAGGCTACGCAGTCGGCACCGCCATCGATAAGCACTTCGACGTGTCGGGAAAAATTGCCGACATGTATGGGAAAATCGGCCAAGGCGAAAGAGATCGCCAGGCGGCACTCTCCAAATCTTACGGTTCAATTCGCGACCAGGTCATGGCCGTCGAGAATCTCGCGCAACAAGAGGCCACGCACAAGCAACTCGTCGAATCTACAGGCGCACTACAAGCGTCACTTGCCGCCGCCCGGAAAAAGGGCGATGACGACGCCGTCCGAGACCTCCAGCAGCAACTACAACTCACACAGAATCTGTTTGGGATCCTCGGTGGCATACTCGACGCCAAAAAAGAAACCGCAGCTGCCGAGCAAGACAGTCTCGCAGCCGCCGAACAGCTCAAAGCCAGTGCGTTCACACAATGGCAAGCCGAGCAAAAGATCGAAGACTCCCTTACCCGCCAAGAAAAGATCCAGCGCTTCATCAACGGCCTCGGCGAAGAAGGCCTCGCCACTCGTGAGGAACTCGTCGCCAAACTAGAGCGCGAAAACGCACTCCTCGACGCCAGAATCTCCGGCGACCCCGCCGCACTCAAAGACGCCGAAGACGCCATCGCCATCGAGCGCGAACGCCAAAGCCTCCTCGCCACCGGAGTCGTCAGTCAAGAAGAAGCCGCCAAAGTCGCCAAAGAGCGCATCGCCAAAGAGCGCCAAGCAGCTGCCGAAGAAGAGAAGCGCCGCAACGCCCCGCCCAAAGATCCCGTCGACAACACCGACCTAACCCAGCGCATCGCCCTAACCCGCGAACTAGGCCAAGCCGAACAACAGCAACGCCAACTCCGCGAAGGCGTCACCACTCGCGATTTCATCGATTTAGACGGCACCAAAAAACAAGCCTTTTTCGAAGGTGGTAAGCGCCTAGGCGACAGCGATGATTTTGGCCGCACAACCGACCCCGTTCGCCAACCTGGAGGGCAGGGGTCCACCCCTGCCGCGCCCCCGCAGCAACAACCCACCGCCCCCGCAGCAACCGCCCCACAATCCCCAAACACCCAGCCCCCCGATCTCTCTCCAGTCAGCGCCGCCGTCTCCGCCGTCAGCCTAGACCTCAGCCCCGTCCTAGCCGCCATCGAGTCCATGGCACAACGCCTCCAACAACAAATCGACAACAACGCCAGCCGCATCGATCAGATCGGCAACTAGCATTTCAGTGTTTTAGCGTTTTAAAATTTTAGCATTTTACTACATGGCAATATCCAACATCTGGCAAATAAACGACGCCACATTCAGCACCCGCAACCTCGAAGGCGCATCGCTCCAGGTAGTCACCCAATCCCCCGACGTGCTCAGCTGCACACAGGCCAACGCCTACGATGCCGACCCCGAGTTCGCCTACGGCTCAATCGTCACCGTAAAACGAGGCACTGCACAATGGTTTAAAGGCACCTGCACCGCCATTTCCAGACGCGGCACCGGCACCTCCGAGCGCATCAACTACCAAATCAGCGGCCCCTGGTGGCAGCTGCAAAAAGTCATCTATCGCCAAGATTTCACTCGCATCGTCGGCACAGAGTCCGCGACCGTGGCCGTCGCTAAACTGATACTAGGCACCGACTCCGAGGGCGAGCGGATCAACTCCGGTCAGGTCATCACTGACGTAGTGAATTACGCCATCGTGCAGCTCGGCTCAGCCGCACTATTTCAGCTGGGCGCTGTCCAGGTAACGACCCAAATGCCGTATGAGGAGTTGACCGCTCTAAGCTGCGCTGAGGTCATCACTCGATGCCTCCGCTGGAATCCCGATGTAGTCGCGTATTTCGACTATTCCACCACAGTTCCCACACTTAATTTCAAACGTCGATTAAACCTCACCTCACAGACTCACGCGCACGTAGACGTCACGATAACAGATGCCAGCATCAACCCGCGCAACGATCTCCAAGTGGACGGCGTCGTTGTCCAATACGAGCGCACCGATACCGTCGACGGCAACCCCAGTAAAGGCGTCATAACTGAGTCCGCAGGGGTAATCACTGACCCGACCAAAACACTGTATTTCTTTTTTGATTTACAAGGCGCCAGCGTGTCATTTAACCGTCAAAAAGTGAGCACTGAAAGTATTCAAGAGGGCTCCGCAAATTGGTGGTCGAAACGTCACCCAAAACTCAAAGGAGCGACAGGCGTGAGTGTAGCCAACGATGGCCAATCCGCAGTCGACGACGATGGCGAAAACGATGGCACCAGCTACAGTAAAGAGCTCATCTCCGGATCTATTGCCGACTGGATGGGCGGCGTCGGCACCTGCGCTCAAATCGTCAAGGCAGACGTCACCTATACCCCCGATGGTGGCACCTCAAAAACCGAGACCCTACGCCTCCAAGTTGTCGGCACAAATGCCAATAATCAGACCTATCAAACTGTCAGCAGCGCGACCGCCGCTGAGCCTAAACCAGTCGACCTCGCAAACTCCATACTCAGCGGCCTAGCCGTCCTGCAATACGAGGGTCAAGTCGTGCTCACCGAGGCCGATGCCGGAAGCGCAACACACATCGATAAGCGCATAAATCTAGACGGAGGCCGCCAAGAGTGGTCATCCATGAATGCCCAAGTCTACCGCGTCAATTACGCGCTAGATACTGGCGCAACTCAAATAGCATTCGGTCCCGCGCAACACCTAGGCGCAAACGACCTTTTCCAGCTCCACAGAAATGTCCGCACCCGCAAGGCCTCGACCGGTTCCTCCCGCGCACAAATCGGCGGCAGTGGCCAAGATCTCCCCACCCGCAGTCCCAACACCACCACCGCCGACGACGGTGGTGGAGCCGCCGAAACGCGCCCGCTAAACGCCTATAAATCCAGCACTGGAAAACTAAAGGTCGAGCCCGGCACAGTCGCCGGTCAATCAGTCACCGGGACGAACCTCGAAGTCAGCTACGCCATCGGAAATAAGGCATGGGTAAAGCTCACTCGTAACAGTTCAGGAGTTGCCACCGCCGCCGCGATGACCGCAGTCGATCCAGGCGCAGATTCAGCCACCCAAGCCAGCCAACTCGTCTACGAAATCCAAGATGATGGATCTGCTAATCCAGTCATCAAAAACATGCTCAGCGGCTCTCAAAACGTAGACAGCTGCGGAGCCGATCACTCTTGGAATCTAATCTAATGGCCACCTCACAACTAACCTGCTGCACCTGCCCCAGGCCCCCCGGTTTCGACCACGAGACCGATGATCCACTCCCAAAATACCTCCACAAATGCGGCTGCCCAACCGTGTCGATCGTCTGCGAAAGCTCCAGCAAAACCGCTACACTTTGCGGTTTTAAGGAGTTTAACCATTTCGCAGGTTCATACCCGCCGTCAATACCTCCGATCAGATACCTTATTGCGACAAATTCTGGGTCAAGGCGGTATGTAAGATGTCCAGATTGCAACCCAGTTGAAATTCGTGGAGGCGAAGTCTCTTCTAATGGCCAAAGGACTTGGACGTTTGACGGGGAGGATTGCATCACTCCTCTAAGAACAGTGATTTCTAACCGAGAAAGTGAGAACTTTCCAAGATGTGGGGATATTATAACCACAAATATAGAAGTTGATTTTGTTGGCCATGTTACGTCTCGAACAACCAGAGGCGACTACCCAGCAGTGTTCGGAGCAGATTGTGCAGGAGGGGCGGAAGGAACTCAAGGAGGCGGAACTTACTCATGTGTTCTTTCAAGTCCAGACTCAGAAGACGATGCCTTTGCTCGCACCGCCGCAACAGCCGGCACTCGTTGCTCATCAATCAACGAGCTACGAACCACTTCATTTAGCAAAACTATCCGCACATCAAAATACACAGCAACTGCCAGAAATCTAGTCGTGGGTGTAACATACACGGGGTGCATCCGCCTACGCCGATACAAGGCTTACTCGGGTTTTCCCCCTCCTGGCGAAGATACCAGATGGGAGGAAATTGAACCAGACATTATCGCCGCGTTTACCGCGACAGCTTCCTCGGAGGAAGTCGCCACGGAACAGGAGCTTCCCAATGAGGTCGGTTATGCGTATGAACTGGTGAATGGTGGCGCCCACATCTGGCCAACCTATGCAGATTGTGACTGCCCTACCTCTTACGTCGCCCCGGAATGATTACTCGCAAACACAAACCCACGCCCTTAGTTTTGACCGAGTCACAGAAATCTAGTCTGCGGGAGCGTGCATCAATCCCATCATCCGGCCTAGGTGATCTAGTGGAGCGCGGGGCCAAGCCCATAGCCCGAGTCCTCAATCGTGTCGGCTCAACGCTATTGCCCCTCGCTCAATGGCTAGCCACAGTAGGCCAGCCCAATAGCACCTGCGGCTGCAAGTCCCGCAAATCATGTTTAAATGGCCTTCAACTGTCCTCGAAACGCCCCTGCAAAGCGATCACGCAGATCATCAATTGCATGCGACAAAAGTAGCAAAATACTAAACCTCTGTCCAAAGGCACTAAACCTTCTGGCGTTCTACAGCGGCACGATCACTGGCGAACATGGAGTCGGCCTTGCCAAACGAAAATTCTTACCCACTCAATTCGACGCGGGTAGCTACGCCCTACTCTCTAAGATCAAAGGCTCACTCGATCCGCATAATCGACTCAACCCTGGTAAAATCTTCGACCTCGATCTACGACCTGTCGATCATGGATAAGCCAAAAAAACTTCACTTAGAGACGATGGACTACTC